CTTCCTTTTCTATACTCAGGGAATTGTCGTCAACCATGACCATTTTTTCCGCCGGCACAAGATAATCCTTATGGGTTTCTTGTTGTCGCTTCACTTCCGCATAAAAAGCGGAAATATCCTGTAAATTACTTTTCATAAAACTACCTCCATTAAATTGATTTAGATATTTATAATATAAATATATTATAAATATTTGCCAAGTAAAATAATCCCCAGAACTTAATTTTTTGCGGTTAAAAGGGATTTTTAGTTATTCAAAATAAATTCCCAACAGCCAAAAATAAAGCCACAACCATAAAATACGTTTATAGTTTTGAGTATATTTTGATTTTTTTGGAATTTCTACCCACATCCCTATTGTGTGCGTTTTTCCGTATTGTTTTGTTAGACATTTAGATATTTTCATTTTATTTATCTCCCCTTAAAATTAAATCTTCAATATTTATTCCTTTTTCCCGCTCTTTTTCCGTTATATTTGCTTTATCAACATCTCCACGAATACCGGAAACATCTCCGGTAATATTTTTGTGTGCTCCAATTATTTTATTGTTTTTTTCATTATAATAAAATAATTCTTTTTTAATTTTTTCCAAACATTTTTTCATTTTGTGCCTTCGTTAAAATATTTTTCAATTGCCATTCTAACAATATCCGATCCCGAAATATATTTTTTAAATTTGTGGGAAAGAATTTTAGATTCTTCAACAATTTTATTCCATAATTCATCTGGATACATCATTGTATGTGGTTTCATTGATTTGCTGTATTTGGGTGTTTTCATATTTGTTTTACCTTTAATATTTATACTAATCAATAATTAATTTTATAGTCAACCAGCTTATTCCGTGCTGCTCTTTTTTGTGCTTCATTTTTATCAAAATAAAATTCCCCTCCCCATTTATGGGAATATTCTTTTTCTGATTTTATTAAATATATTTGTTGTATAATATTGACCTCCTAACAATCTAAAAGATTGAAATAATGATCTATAAACTCAACGTGTTGAGATACGGGCTCTTCCCATAATATTGCTGGTTCTGTTTCTCCTTTTTCTCCAGAAAATATAGGGACATTAATACAATTGTCTTGATTGTCACAATCAAAATCAACTATAAGAACATTTAATTCTTTTGGATTGTCTGCTGATATTCCCGTAATTAATCCGCCACTAACAGTAATTACTACTCTGTTCTTTTTCATTTTATGCCTCCTAGAAAAAATTTAATTTTCACATATAAAAGTATATTCAATATAATGTTTAACGGAATTTTCCCAAACATCATTTGGATGAATATGCTGTCCGAAAATATTTATTATCTTATGACCGGAATTTTCTAAAAATTCCTTTACCGCTTGTTTTGCTTTTATTATTTCTTCTTCCGTTTTTTCTTCGCCTGCTAGTTGAATAATAAAAGCATTTTTCCCTGAAAAACTTGTTTTTGAAATAAGTATTGAATTACCTTCTCCAAAATAATTTTGAAAAAAATATTCTGCGTTAACTGCAATTTGTTCATCTGCATACATAATATACCCCCTTAAAAAATTTAAAATTCGGTAAAAGGATTTTTAGAGCCATTGATGTTTTAAAGCATACCCCCCAGCATTATGATGGTGCGGAGAATAATCTCTGTCACTATTAAAATGGTCATTAGAGAGGCATTTTTCCCCGATACAATCAAAACCATCTGGAAATAATGCGTATGATAATCTATACACAATATCAAAGCCCATATCCATTCCGCACCCTCCAATTGGTACGCCTCCATGACGGTTATTATATGTATTCCCTAAAATAAGGCATACAGCAGAGGATATGTCAACTATCCGTTCTTCCCTGGAAATAAGGGTTTCAATTACCCGAAACATACCGGAGCGGGAAACGTGTTTTAGAGATGTGTAAACAGTATCCCCTGGGGAGAGTAATTCTTGTAAATGTTGAATCGCTTCTTGTTTAATTTTTTCTTGTAATTCTTTTTTATTCATAATACACCTCAATTATTTAATTTTAATTTAAATTCTTTACCTTCTCCACATATAAAACAATGGTAATATGCTGTAGCAGTTTTTTCTAAATCATTACATTGATTTATAATATTTTTTGCTTTTTTAATGATAGTTTTATTTGATAGTTGATGACCTTTCTTCCCAAAATGATCCGGACAGAATGATCTCTGATAAATGTTTTTTGAGTAAAAGTTTATCCACACACGATTATTTAATTCATGCCAGTTTTTACATTTCATGATGAACACCTCCTTAAAATTTAATTATAGTATGCATAACTTATGCATATTTGTCAAGTAATTTATTAAGAAATTATTTAATTGTATTATTTTTTCTTTCCCTGTGTTTTTCACATTTATTATTTTTGATATATGGATCAATACAATACATATAAGTACAACAAGGTTCATCGTTATTAAATGCTTCCATATCACTATAAAAACAAGAATTACATTTTAATTGTTGTTGAAAATTTTTTATTGCGTTTCTTTCCATAATAAAACCCTCCTTTACATAAATTTAAAAATTTGCGGAAAAGGATTTCAGACTACTGAATCAATGTAATGTAAAGAACCGTTTTTGAAAGCTCTAAACAACGACATATTGCCGTGATCGTTTACTTCCAACACTAACCCCCGGAAATTTTTTGGAATATCAGACAAACTTTGTTTGTCATTAATAATTATTCCGTCAAACTCACCTCTTTCTGATTCGAACATACAATCAAATAATAATTCTCTTTTTTGTTTTCCGGTCATTTTATTTACTCCCTGTATAAATTTATGCAATTAATGTTTGATATTTTCCATTGAAAATAAAATCATCAATTTCTATGTAATTTACCTGTAATATTTTTTTTATTTTGTAAATTTATCGTTTACCACATAACGATTAAAATGCCAGTAATAAAATCCTTTTACGTGTTTATATTTTTCTTTTTTGTGTGCACTCCTATATATGGAAAAAGTATCTTTAAATCCTTTTCTATAACGTACACAAGGGACATTACTTTTTTCAAGATATATAATATCATTTATTTTTAATTTATCGTCATTCTCGTGAATAAAAAAATTAGAGATGTTCTTTTCTGTAATAATAATTGATTTTTTCATTTTATTTACCTCCTTAAAAAAATTTAAAAATTTGCGGAAAAGGATTTTTTAGCTAAAAAATCCTTAACCGTAAAGCCTTAAAGATAGTTAAGTCTTATGATTTTATTCAGGCAACAATAAATATGTCCGTTGACTTTTATAAAATCGTGACCATACAGTGTAAAAAAACTCATATTACCATCTACTTTCATTTTTTGTGCCTCCTATTTATTCATAAAAATTGCTATTGCCGAAAAATAAAACCAAATAAAAAGACCTGTTTTGTAAAATCCCTTCTTATATTTGCGCTTGTTGATTCCGATAAAATGATATTCATTATCCATACTAGAAAATTTTACCTTCATTTTTTATGCCTCCTAAGAATTAAATTCATTCTCTAAAATATGATCTGCCTGACAATCATCAACCCATGTGATTCTGAGATATTTTCCAGATGGTGATAATGTATTTTCGGGGGAGGATAATTGAGTTCTAAATCTCCTCTCACCATATCTATTCCCACCCATCCAAACACTAAAATAACACTCTGCATTATCTGGCTTGTTTTTTAAAAATTCTTTTAATTCCTTTACTGTCATTTTTTGCCTCCTAAAAATTTAATTTTTGCGGGAAGGGTTTTTAGTCCCTCTCCTGTAATTTAATTAATCTGTTAATAAGTTCTTCAAGCTCGTTATTTTTTTCTGCTATCAATTCCTTGAGTATATCAATCTGTTCTTGTTTGGTCGGTGCTATCAACGACATTGTATTGACCTCCGATTAATTTTGCTTTACCCCTTCCCACTCTAATGATGCGGGAAAGGGTTTTAGTCTACTTAGAATTAAAAATATCTAAAAGAATATCTGGTTTTGTTTGATTGCTTCCAGATGTTTTGTACACCGTAATTTCATCTTTTCCGGTTTTTTCGTTGTATCGACACTCAATTCTTATTCCGATATTTTATTTTCTAATATGGGTGGTTAACCCGTTTTGTTTTGTACCTGTCCGGGTAACTTCTCCTCTGCTCCCTTTCATTGACCCGTAAAATTGTGCCATAGTGTTTGCCTCCATATTTTTTAAAAAAGTTTGGGCGGGAGAGGATCGGCCCCGCCCATAGTCCACATTTTTTTTGGCCTTTCGGCCATTCGCCCTCTCCGCTCCCACGATGCGGGTGGGGGCTTGAAACTATAACAATTCTAAATCCATTTCGAATTGTTCTTTTGCTTCTTTCAGCGTACAATCATTGCAACAATGTTCATACGTCAAATTTTTCGGGGTATGGAACTCATCGTAATCTTTTGAAAATCTCCCTATCCCTGTCTCAACTTCATATCCTTTTTTTAAGAGGGTAATAATCATGTGTGTATGCCCAGATACACCACTAATAATGTCCCTAATTTCTCGTATCGTTTCTTTTTTTGTCATTCTCATTTTTTTTCTCCTTTATTACGTTTTGCGGCCTCTCGGCCATTCGTCCCCGCCGCTCCCACGATGCGGGTGGGGGCTGTGGTCAAGGGTTTTTTGTGACGATGAAAATAATATTATGCCCGAATAATTTTTTCAGAATTTTTGTAGTTGTATTTTCCTTACCCAGGGTACAATTATGCACTCTGTTATAGTGCAACAGTGCCCCATATGTGTAATAACCCTCATTATCCATGTGGTGGCTGCGTGCGTATTTATCTAAGCCCCAGCAAGTTATCAGTTCCATTTTTTCTGCCTCCTTTTTTATTATTCGGCCTCATCAGTAGCAGTTTTACTGCCAGATGGGGATTTCTCCCCATTTCGGCCTATTTTTTCACAACAGCTATTCTTCGGCTGTAAGTGTTGCCATTCTTATCTTTTTCCCAAATCGTTTTTATCATGATGATCTTGCCGTGTAAGTCTGCTGCTTCTTGCCATTTGGTTTCTTTGATTATCTTCATTTTTCTGCTCTCCTTTGTTACTCTCTTTTTCATACTTTTAATATACGTATGTTATCGGTTTTTGTCAAGTGTTTTTTCCTTTTTTTTGCGCAATTTTTTTATAACACTTGTTTAGTATTTAAATTTGTATATTATGTCCCTGCGGGGGTGGTTGTGTGTAGATCGTGCAGGGTGCGGGGGGTATGCGGGCCGCTCCTGTAGCCGTATAGCCAGCGTGTTGGGCGCGGAAAAAACGGCGGGAAAGGGGTATAGTTTTAGTGAGATATTACAAGTAGAGAGGGAGAGAGGGAGCCAGAGAGCCGCATCAGCGCACTCGGCACAACCTTTATCTATTCCCGCCAATTTTTCCGCCCGCCGACATATTGCTGTGTTTATATATTTTCTCTCCTGTATGTTTCTATGCATAGTAACATAGCATAACTGCTGTTATGCTATTCCATGTTTTCTTTTGGTTGCGCCGTATAGTTTATCTTGTTATATTATCCTTAGCTTATTTCTTTTTTTATTCAACTAAAATTCTTTACCGCATATTCGACGTTATGCGCTGTCAATGCACTTGTACTCCCGCTGCTGTTACTGCGGGAGGGGTGTTCTTTTAGTCTCATTATTACATGTAGAGAGATGATCTCCCTGCCGCTTTTTTCCGCTTGTGCGCTGTTATGCGCTATTTATTCTATCAATTTAATTATTTTTTAAGCAGACCCCCCCACCCTTAAATTTATTTTTCGCAGCCGTACCCACGCCGACCACTTCTGCACCGGGGCATGTTTTTTGACGGCATAGGAAATTTTTGCTCCGGAGCATATTTTCTCGGAACATAGAAAATTTTTCATAAAAGCGGAAATGGATATTTTTTAGTAATTTTTTTATTCTACCTATTGACAAACAAGCATGTATAGTGTATTATTCACTTAATAGAATCAATTTAATTATATATAGGCCCCCTTGGAGAACTTTTGCGGGTTCAGATAAAGACAAGGGGGCTTTTGTTAGGGGGCATATATGGGAGCAGCATGGCTTTTATTCTTGATAGTAAGCTTTATAATCATTCAGGCGTATCGTTACTATGTAAAGAAGCATAAAAAAGCGGGAAAAAGAACGGTATGAATGAGAAAACAATTAGTATTGTATGTCTTATTATATTAACTGCATTAATTATTGGAACTCAAAGCTATAAATTATGGAAAAAACTGCGGAAAAGGAATAAACATTCAAGAAATAAATCCCCCTGGAGATACTAAAGAGCCCCTACAGGGGCTTTTTTATTATTCGGAAATTATTTTTAGCTGTTTTTCATTAAAATTTAATACTTCGGCGGGTTTTTAGTTGTTTTTAGGGTTATAAAAAATAAAATACTTGACTTTAACTGTAAAATACGCCTGTTTAAAGATATAATAACTCCCTTTACAGCGGAGGAGTAACGGATAAATAATCTTTTATGTGAAACTCCGCTTTTTTTAAGAAATAAATGAACGCACCTTTAGTAATACAACCTACCGGGAAGAAAAAAAGATTAAATATAAAAATTTTAAATGAGAAAAGAATAGAAAAGGCGTTAAACGACTCTATAGATTCTTTTGTAACGAAAATAAATGCTCCGAAAGCTAAAAGTACCCTTACCGCAAAGGAAATTAATGTACAGTATGAACCTACGATTGATTGGGGTAAGTATGATGTGCCTGCCATTGTGGAGAAGATGGCCCTGTTTTCGGAAAAGTTAAGCGGTGTACCCCTGTATGAATATCAAAAACAATTTCAAAAAAGAGTTTTTGAAAGCGTATTATTGAATGACGGGGCTGAATTAACTTCATTGTGGAGCCGCCAATCAGGAAAAAGTGAATGTATCGCGCAAACAATAGATACTCTGATGATTCTCATGCCGGTACTTGCTAAAATATTTCCCGCCCAATTAAAGATGTATAAAAATGGATTTCATGTAGGCTTGTTTGCTCCGATCAATGAGCAGGCATACACCACGCATACGCGGATGGATTTAAGGCTATCCAGCGAAAACGCCGATGTTATTCTGTCGGATGAAGATATTGAAGGGCAAAAGAAATACTCCGGCGGAACGTTGTCGGTCACGGGAAGGCTGAAGAAAATGCCAAGCGGCAAAATCGTACCCGAATATTTTTCTTTTTGTAAAATGCACTCTGCTGCAAAGCAGGCTAAAATCGAATCAAAAACTTACCATTTAATTATTATTGAAGAAGCTCAGGAAGTAGATTCATTAAAGGTACAAAAATCAATTTTGCCAATGTGTGCAGCAACAAACGGATCTGTTGTAAAAATAGGGACACCAATACCAGTAGCTTCTGATTTCTATCATGCTACTCTTCGGAATAAAAGGCATGATGCCAAAAGTAAAACTAAAAACCATTTTGAATATGATTACCATACCGCGCAGAAATATAATCCCTTTTACAAGGCGTATGTACGAAAACAAATAGAATTGTATGGAGCGGATTCAGATGCATTTAGAATGGCATTTGGGTTGGAGTGGTTGTTGGAAAAAGGGATGGCCCTTACCCAACAACAGTTTGACGAATACATGAAATATCCTTCCGGGAAATATGAATATCATTCGGATGGGTATTCCCAATATATAGGTGGATTGGATCTGGCGAGTAAAAGCGATTCTACCGTACTTACTATCGCTAAAATAGAACATGAACTTAACCCTGCCGATTTTATGGAGAATGATGAAATTACCAGGGAATATGCCACGGTAAAAACCGTAGTCAACTGGCTTGAAATGGCCGGAGAGAATTGGGAATTTATTTTTCATACCGTGCTTGAGCATGTGCTGGCCTTTGAATTAAAAATACTTACCTGTGACGCAAGCGGGGTTGGCGATCCTATTGTTCAGCGCCTTGAATTGGCTTTACAGGATTCCGGCTGTACGGTAATTCCGGTTGTTGCCAATCTTGCCCTTAATCACGAAATGGCTGTATTGTTTTATGATGAATTAAGGAAACACCGGATACTCATACCCGCTCATCAAAGTGTACGGAAATCAAGAAGATACAGAAACTTTACTTCACAATTTTTTTCCTGTGAAAAGAGTTATAATAAAAGTTATATGAGCCTCCATCATTCAGAGGACCCCGGAGAAAAAGATGATTATGTAAAATCCTTGCTGTTGTTATTATATGGAGCGGAAAAGAATATTCTCCCGATTGTAAAGACTGAAGGAAATATTTTTTATTCTAAAAGCAGTCTTGCCCATTCAAAACGATGGCAGCAGGCGATGGAACGGGCCAGGGGAAGAGCAACGGCAAATTGGAGGAGGGCTTTTAGATAATTATGGGAAGAAAGTACGGGAAAACAAATGGAGAGTACTGGAGAAGCAAACCCTGGATAAATTTATGTGGGTGCTGGTATTGCGGAGGACGCTAGAGGGATAGAACACTAAAATTTAAAAAACAAGAAATATTTTTTAAGAAAACAGAAAGAAATGGAAATAAAAGAGGTTAGTTTTTAGGGATTGACAGATTAAAGGTATTATGTTATAATACAGGATTAATTTTATAAAAGGAGCTATTATGAAAGGAAAATGGCCTTATAAGGAATTAGACAAATTAGTAGAAGAGAAGCCGGATATACGGTATGCAGGGTATGAAGAACCAGAAGATCAGTGGGCTGGCTATCACGCAATTATACCGGGACATTTACGTTATGATAAAAGACTCCCTCTTGGCGCGAGATTTATGTATGGTGAAATTACTTCTCTATGTGATGATACTGCTTGCTGCTGGGAGGATAAAAAATATTTTTCAAAATTATATGATGTGGATATAAAAACAATTTCCAAATGGTTAAAATTATTAGAAAAATATGGATGTATAGAAATATTTTCTTATTCTAATAAAGAAAAAAATAAAAAAGTAATCCACATGTTGTTTGTATAAGGAGTTATTAATGAATAATAAAAAAGAGTATGTAAATTTTTTAAAAGAAGAATTAGGAGTAATAAGTGAAGATAAAGATGGAAAAATAGCATTTTCTATTATTCCTTCAGAAATAAAATATGATAATTCTCTATGTGCAAACGCAAAATTACTTTATGGAGAAATATATTCTCTTTGCGGAAAAAGAGGGTATTGTTGGGCAACAAATAAATATTTTTCAAAATTATATGGAGTAAGTACAAGAATAATTACTAAGTGGATTTCTCAATTACAAGAAAAAAATCATATAACAACAGACATTGTTACGACAATAAGCGGTAACCGAAGGCATATAAAATTAACCAGAAATTATTTAAAAGAATTTTTGAAAAAAAATAACAACATGGAATAAATATTCTATGGGTATAGAACAAAAGTGCTCTGGATAATAGTATATATAATAGTATAAAAGAATTTTTTAATTACCATTAAAAAATTCTTTTCTTGATTTTTTCTAACGAAAAAATCAAGTGAATGAGAAAACAATAGCGGGAGAAAGATAGTTTTAGGGTTTTGATGTTATGACATATAAAAGAGTACTGGAAACTTTCGGGGGAGAAATATGAAGAAAGATGGGGCTGGTTTTTATTATAATGAAGGGTATATGAATGATACTGAACAAAAGTGTTACTATAATATGTTACAGGAAAATAGTGAGCTAATAAAGACAGCCGGTTTGATAAGAGAGAAATTTAATAGATTTATAGCGCAACAAAAAGATGCGCCGGAGGAATTTGTGAATTTTTTAAATAAAAATTTTTGGGATTTAATTTAAAGGTATAAGGGAATGATTAAAGAAAAGATTTCTTCATCGCTGTCAATAATTGGGGCGGAGACAAGATTCATTGAAGATGTTGTTACTTCTGAGGCTGATTTACGGAGCCAAGAATCACAACGATTACGAAACTACGTTGAATTTTGGAAATTGTATCGCGGGGAACATTGGGATGAAACGGAGTTAGATGCAGATAAGCCAACTCCGGTTCTTAATAAAACATTTGTAGTGGTGAATAAGGGGATCGCGTTTTTAGTTGGAAAACCGCCGACAATAAATTATCCAAGCGAGAAGGTGGAAGCTTTGTTAGCCCCTTATGTTGAAATTCTTTTGGATAATTCCGGCGGTATGGGGCAACTTTCTTTTGACGCTGCACAGATGGGAGGCGTGACCGGGGATTGTTTTTTGAAAATTGCTTATCTTGAGGATAAGGGTGTTGTGATTCAGGTTCTTGATAGCGAAGATGTAAGTGTTCGGTACTCTTTTGAAGATTACAGCCATGATGCTCCGGAGAAGGTTGAAATTTCGTGGAAATTTTTAGAGGGGAAAAAGGACGATAGAAAAATAAAAACATATAAGGAAATATGGACAAAATATCAGGTTGCCGTCTATATTGACGATCAATTACAGAGAGAATTGTCGGGGGTTAATATTCTCCAAGAGGTTCCCGTTATTCATATTCGTAATTTTAAAGTTGGAAAAAATGTTTATGGTATGAGTGATATTGAATTGGTGGAATCGTTAAATAAACTTCTTAACCACCAAATACGGCGTTTTAGTGATGATGTTGATTATCATGGGGACCCTGTTACCCTTTTGTTTGGAGCTAGAATTACTCAGTTAGAACGCGGAGAAGGAAAATTGTGGGGTAATTTACCTATTAAATCAAAAGTTGAAAACCTTACCTTGGATACTGATTTTCCGGCGCAGCAAAAATTTATAGAATATATGGAAAATGCAATACACGAGGTAGCGAATGTTCCAAAAGATATGACGATTGGAAAGAAAAATATTTCAAATACTTCTGGTGTTGCTTTGCACATGAATAATCTTCCTATAATTGAATTAACTGATCGTAAGAAAATGATGTATGGACCTGGATTGGAACGGGCTATAATGCTGGGGTTGCAACTTATGGCTATTGTTGAAAAGAGGAATGATTTATATGAGAAAATGACGCCGGGACAATTAAAAGAGCAGGGAATAGTTTATTCGCATGTTGAACGTACAGGAATTACTGATGTTATTCCTAAACTTGAAAAGATTTATAAAACAGGTAAAAATCTTTTATTAAAAACAAATAAATGGAACAAAGTTATAGTGAAGTTTCAAGATTATCTTCCGAAGGATAGGCTCATAGAAATGCAGTTAATTCGGGAAGAGATGAATCTAGGACTTTTAGATAAGAAGCGAGCACTTCAAAGACTTGGAAGAGATAACATAGAGGAGATTTTAAAAGATGTTGCGGAGGAGAAAAGGAAAGAACAGGAGGAGTTGGCGATGGGATTGAATAGTATGGGTGTGCAAGAAAAATTTGTGGAAATCCCGAATCAAACTCAGGGGATGCGTCAGCCTTCAGAGACACCGAAGGGAGCCGCGAAGGAAATTAAAAAGAGTGGAGAATAATAATTTAAAAATAATTTTAAGGAGTATTTTTTATGGCACAAGTAGGTATAAGAACTGGAACTAGAGGAAGGCCGGAATATCCTGACGGAACTATTATAGTGGATGAACGCGGAAATAAAAGGATTAAGTATAAAGGGAAGTGGGTAGCTTTACCAAAGAAAAAGAAGGGGTATGTAAAATGAAATTAAATGTTGAAATAAGAATTGAGGTGGAGAAGGGAAAAGAAATAGTTTTAAAAAACGATGCGGCTAAGGAATTGTTTTTGAAGCTTAAAGAAATTTACGAAAAGGAAAAAGAAATTGTTTCAATTCCGTATTTAATATACCCAACAATATTTCCGACATATCCAAGACCTTTTTCTGATCCTTGGTGGACAACATGTAATACATCTGGAAGTATTTGTTCCATAACATGTACAGCGGTAAATGAATAGGTAAACTAATTTTAGCATAAAAATTTTTATACTTGACATTTTTACAAATGTATGATTGTTAAGTAACCTGTCGACATATCAAGCAGTAGACGAATCATTCCTCACGAATTAGTAGATTAAACAATAAAATATTTTAGGAGTCGAAGTATGCCCAATAAAGGAGAATTTTCTATTATCAACAAAGATGGTGTGGAAGAAAAAGTTATTCTTCCAGAGGAACATGCGGATAAAGTAGGGTTGCTTGTTGAGAGTGTTTTGAGAAAGCAATCCGAAGAACATGAGAAAAAACTGAAAGATACGGTTTCTATTGAAAAAAAGAAATTATACGATACGATAGAACAAACAAAGAAAGAAAAAGAGGCGGCGGAGAAAAAGGCCTCTGATTTTGAAAAGGCGGAGGCGGAACGGAATAAAGCTCTGGAAGATAAAAAGAAAGCGGAAACGGATTCAAAGGTTTTGATTGAACAACTTGAGCAGAAGTTAAAGACTGATGCGGAGAGGGTTCAGGCTATTATTGATTTAAAAGACAAAGAGTTTAAAGCAGAACTTTCTCGGAGAGATTTGGAAATTTATAAAAAAGAAAAGATTTTTAATGCCAATGGCAAAATAATACCTGAATTGGTATCGGGAAATTCCACTGAGGAAATTGATGTGGCAGTAGAAAAAGCAAAAGCTCGGTATATTGAAATTATCGAGGGGCAGAAGCAGGCTATTGAGGATGAATTGATGAAAACAGGAAAAATACCCGGAGCGGGGCCAAAGGATAAAGATAAAGCGAGTGGAGCGAGTACGTTAGCCGGGGGAGATTTTAAATCCTGGGAGGAACTTATGAAAATGGACCCGAAGGATTTTTTAGATTACCAGAAAGGCGCGTTAGCAAAACTCGGAGTATAAAATTTAGGAGGAAAATTAGTTATGCTAACTAAAATAGCTGATATACCATCTCAGATGCTTGATATTTATGCAAAGCTTTTGTTGATGGATGCGATGCCTAATATTTATTTTAGGCAATTTGTAGATTATAAACTTGATTTTACTGTCCAGCCGGGGGAGAGGATGCTTTTTAGCAGGTTGGATAATTTAATTGAGGGCGGAAGGTTGGTTGATGAAGATACGCCGATAACCAAAAATAAAATGACTGGTACTGCTGAATATGTTACGGTCTATGAATTTGGAAACGGGGCTTCGTTTTCACGGAGGGCTGCTACTGCTTCTCTTAGGAATATGATGGAGGATGCCAGGAGAGTTTTATCCAGGGATTATGCTATTGTTATGGATAAGTATCTTCGGGATGTGTT